CCGTCAGCGTCACGCGCGAAACGAGCGGCGAGCCTCCGCGTCGTGGACGACCGAGAAAAGCAGCATGAACAATGCGCCCACCCTAGAAGGCTTTCAGGACTTCATCACAAATGTGATGGGCATCAACCCATTGTATTTGCCGTCCAACAGCCCTTCAATCGGGTGGGCGTTTTCCGTCGCGCTGATGATCGTGAACCCCGCGCTGGCGGTGGTGGCAACGCCCAGTATGGCGCCGGTTCAAACCAGCATCTACGAGCAGGCGGTTTACAATCTGGCCGGTGATAACCTCATCAACTACGCCCAAGACCAGCCGGGCCGCACCTATTTTGCCGACCTGCGCAAGGCTTATGGCCTCAACGCATTCGCCGCAGGCGTCGTGACCTCCGCATCCGATAGCGGCACCAGCGACAGCCTCGCGGTGCCGGAAGCCTTGCAGGCGCTGACGCTCTCGCAATTGCAGAACGTCAAAACCCCCTGGGGGCGTCAATATCTGGCGTATGCGCAGACCTATGGCACGATGTGGGGTGTGGCATGACGACCCTGCACCTTGGCGTTATCGACCAGCCTTATGACGACGGCGCGACCACCGGAATGGTGGCCGAAATCCTCGAAGACAAATATCATGTCATGGAGGTATTTTTTGAAAGCCGCGTTGATGAAGTGATTGGCGCGCTTGAGCGGTCCATTCAGGGTGCCATTGACGCATTGGACATGGGCGCACCGGTTGAAAACATCGACCCCTTCGGTGGTGCTACGGGCGAAATTGAAGCGGCGTTTCGGCATTTCCTTGACAGCAAGGAAATGGAAAGCCTGGGAATTCCCGGCGTTCCAACGCAAGCGGCGCTTGATGGCGTGAGCCATCGGTTCAAAAACCCGCGCTACAAAAAAACCAAGGGCGGCAAAAAGGTGAAGCGCTCTCCGCGCCCATCCTTCATCGACACGGGGCTTTATGAAGCCAGCATGAAGGCTTGGATCACCTGATGGCGACCGTCGATGAAACCCTGGCCAACCTGCCACTCCGCGACGCTCTGCAAGCGGGCATTCAGTCGCTCTCGGCTGGCGAGACGATCCGCTTTACCAAATATGTGAAGCGCATCCTGCCGATTGACGGCTACGTTTTTTGGCTGGCGGGCGAAAGCATCGAAATCGCAGGTTCGTTTCACTATTCGGTGGGACGCACGCAGCGCGAAGATGAGACGGTTTCGATCAACAAGGTGGTGTTCACCACCACCGACGAAATCTCCGAATTCAACGTGGTCGATCCGCAGACGCTTTGGATTGCCACCTTCGATGGCATTCGCTTCGCTTTCGCGCGACGCGGCAATCGCTACACGCAAGCGGGCGTCAATCATTATGAAGGCGATGCGGTCTATTCCGCTCTGGCCTCGCAGCTTGTTGAGAATCTCTACACGCTGCTGGCGTCGGAGCCTATCGTTTCCAACAGCCTGCCCGCGTGGCTGACGATCCAGACTTATTCGCCAATTTGGCTTGCGCCATACAATCCGAATATTTTGCTTTACCCGTCATATCTTGTGCCCGCGAACATCAGCCCGCCTTACGGCGTGGTGCATATCGAACCGGGCCGCACAAACGCCATCCAGGCCGCGCCGCGTTTGAACAACCGGACTTCGCATTATCAGCTTGCCACGGATCACGTCCGCGTGACTCTATACGGCTACAACAATGCGCAGGCTCAAGATTGGGTTGATACCGTCAATCAATTCAGTGTCGATACCGACGCGCTGGGCATTATGAGCATGCCTATCATGCGCGACGAAAAACGTGGCCAGATGGAACTTCAGGCCATCGCAATGAAGAAGACAATCGAATTTGATGTGAGCTATTATCAGACCCGCATCAACGATATTGCGCGCCAGCTTATCGAAAGCTGTATCGTGCAGTATGAAGTTTCACCGTATCCAACCGCTGCATAACAGGAGTTTCCCATGCCCCAAAGCCCGAACCAAGTTTTCCCCGGCGTCGCCAGCGGCGTTGCCAAGCCGCAGTATATGGACGCCCAAGGCGTGCAGGTGGTGGCCAATGCCGCTTCGGCTGCTCTTAATATCACCGCTGCCGCCGCTATCAAGGCGACCCCGGGCCGTCTTGCGCGCATCGTGATCCTGGCCCCTGGCACCACCTCGGGCGCTTTCACGTTCAACAACTGCGCCACCACCGGTGCCGCGACGACCGCCAATCAGGTGTTCACCCTGCCCTACAACGGCACGAACAACATTGCCGGTGCGGTGTTCGACATCAGCGTTCCATGCTCGGTGGGCATCGTTTGCTCGGCGGTCCCGGGCGCCGGTTCGCCGCGTGTGCTTGTGACCTACACCTAAGCCGTCGCAGCATCGTCCTACCTAGGAGAATTCAATGCCAACCATTGTTCAAGTAAATGTGACGCAGACGGTTGGCGCAGCGCCCGCCACTCTGCAAAAGACGGGCGCGCTGATCTCCCAAGGCGGGACGACCACCAGCCCGGGCACCGCGACGCTCATCACGCAGGAAGCCGATCTGACGGCGATCCTGACGGCTCCCGCCCCGCTAACTCAGGTGGTGGTGGCCGGAGCGCTTGTGACAGCCACGACGGTTTCGCCGCATGGCTATACCGTCGGAAGCCAGATCGTTTTGACGATGGCTGGCATCACCGACGGTGGGTTGGGGCCGTCGGCTTATAACGGCACCTACCTCTGCACCATCACCAGCACGACGCAATACACCTACAACCTGGGCCAGGAATTGATCTTGGCTTCGGGCACGGGCGGCACATACGTTCCGCAAAGCGCGATCCAGCTTACCGCGATGGGCAACACGTTCTTTGCCCAGGGTTCTGGCTTGTCCTGCTATGTGCTGGAGCTTGGGCCGGGCAACACGGAAGATGGCGTGGCCGCGCTGGCCGCATACATCCAGGCCAACCCCAACAGCGACTACACGCCCGGCGCGGAAGGCTATTTCTACGCTTACGTTGTGCCGAAACAGTGGGACGGCAACGCGGATTTCCTGGCCCTGCTAGCGGAATTCGAATCCACCACGGCACGCACCTATTTCTTCATCACAACCACGCTGGCTACCTACAACAGCTACACCAACCTGATGAAGTGCGCGTTTACGCTGATTGAATCGCCGCAATTCGGCACCTACGGCGCAAACGAACTGATCGGCGCGGTTTGGACATCGGGCGCCATCACGTTCACGACCCTTAACACCAGCGGCATTTCTAAAGGCGACTGGTTCACCATCGTGGGCTGCACACCCGCAGAATACAACGGCACTTATCAAGCCGTTGTGGCCAATGGCGTGGACATCACCGCCTATAAGGCGGTTGACCCTGGCGCGCTTACCGTTACCGGCAGCCTCAAGGCCAGCCTGTATGGCAACGCGGGCGCTCCGGTTACGGAATTCACGGTGGTGTCCGCCTTCTGGAACTTCCTGGCTTACGAACCCAGCGCAGCGAACCTCGTTGCACCGTTCGCCTTCAAGTATCTTTACGGCGTGACGCCGTTCCCGACGCGCGGCAACAACGCTCTGCTGACCACGCTCAAGGCCGAAAGTGTCAACGTCGTGGGCACGGGCGCGGAAGGCGGCATCAGCAACACCATCCTGCTCTGGGGCACCACAATGGATGGCCACGATGCCACTTATTGGTATTCAGTGGACTGGGTGCAGATCAACGTTGACATCGCCATTTCCAACGCGGTGATCAACGGTTCGAACAACAGCCAGAACCCGCTGTATTACGACCAGAACGGCATCAACCGGCTTCAGGCGGTAGCGCAAACGGTCATGCGCAACGCCATCTCTTTTGGCCTCGCGCTCGCGCCCATCACGGTCAATGCGGTGCCGTTTGTGACCTACGTTTCGCAGAATCCGGCGGATTACCCGGCGGGCATTTATCGCGGCCTCTCGGTCACCTACACGCCGCAGCGCGGCTTCATCCAGATCGTGTTTTACGTCAACGTCTCGTCGTTCCCGGCTGGCGGCTGAGTAGGAGAAAACAACCATGGCAGCTAATCCACAAGTCGCTCAGGGCACGCTCAACCGGTTACGGGGCAGCGTGGTCATTCCGGACTATCCGGCACTGCAAGTCACGGCGCCCTTCCTGGGGCGCCCTGGCATCGCCATCGCCTTTGAAGGCGAAACGACGACGATGATCCCGACGATGACGGGCACCATCACCTCGCCGTTTCCCTATCAGATGGTGACGGTGACCATTTCGCTGCTCAAGACCCAGAACCTTGCGGCTCTCTGGGAGGCGCAGCGTCAGGCGTTGAGCACGATTGGCGACATCACGGTGACGCCCGACACCACGTCGCTTCCGGCTTACACCTTCAACAACTGCGCCATCCAGAATGTGCGTGAGTTGAATTTCGCAGGCGAGGACGCGAGCTATTCCGTCACCGTCAGCGGCTACTACCAGATCAACAACAACCTCTGGAATCTGGTTTGATCGAACGGGTGCAGCTAGGGCGACGGTCCGAAAAGCAGGCATAGTCCACCTGCCTGCTGCATCCTATCCCCTGGACGCGAAGGATAACGCAAAGTGAAGATTAACAACAAGTTGAATTTGGTAGTTGAAGTCGAAACCAGCGAAGGCACTATCTTCGTGCATAGCACGCCGCTTTCGCGTGAGGTGTTTGAGCGATATTTCCTGATCATCGGCAAGACGTTCGCCAGCTTGATCAGCGAAGGCTTGAGCTTCGTTTCTGGTCCGCGCGTGGCGGCTATGATGCTCAGGAAGATTGCTCAGGACGCTGGTGTTTGGGAAGGGCGCGACGGAATTCACAACGGGCTGATGGCTGAAATTCGTCGGCTTTCAAGCGTGGTGATTCCTAGCACGTCAGGGTGGGTGACGATGCCTTTCCAAGATGCCATTGACCGGAAAACGATGGACGAAGATGACATTGCGGAGGTAGAAGGGCTTATCACTTTTTTTATCTGCGCCTCTGCCATGTCCCGGAAAACCGAGATTGGCCCCGTTCTGGAGAGGATGCGTTTGTGGGGTGCGTTGACCACATTGTTGAACTCTACGGAATACGCCGCCTCATTGCCGACATCGACAACGGAAGACACTTTGGATGCGCCGATGATCACCTCGTCAGTGCCGCATTAGGGTGGGTGGCCGGAGAAGGATTTTACGATTTCTTCGGCAAGCATGTGGATGATTGGCGGTGGGATTCCGTCTCTGAGTTTCGCCAGCGTCACTTTTCCACGGCGCTGAAACGGATAGGAATGGGTTGAATGGCGGTCAAGAGCATCATTGATGTCGATGTGAACGACGATGCCTTCAAGGCGTTCATGGAGATGTTCGCCAAGTATCAGGCAGCCCTGAAAAAGCTGCCGGGTGCTTGGGATACCGCAAACAAATCCATCAACAAATCCGGTTCCGCCATTGAAGAAATGACGGACATTATGAGCCGTCAGGTTGATATCATTGACAAGCAAACCAGAGCGCAAGAAAAGATGCGGCGCGAGGTTGAAAAGACTGGCTATTCACTGACCGATGTTGCTCGCGCTACAACCCGCATAGCGGGCGGCATGAAAGATATAACCCTATCACTGCTTAAGTTTAGCACTCTGACCAGCGCCTTTGGGTTGTTGTCTGGTGGCACGGGGCTGTTTGGCTTTGAGGCGTTGGCGCGCTCGGCCAGCCAGCAACGCACGCAGTCCATGGGGCTTGGAATTACGCCCGGCCAGCTTCAGGCGGCAAACATCACTTATGAGCGCATTGGCGGCGCAGAGCCAACGCTTTCCAGCATTGCGGACATGCAGAACGATCTGCGCCAGAGACATCGGCTTCAAATGCTCGGTATCAGCAACGAAGATATTGACAACAAAAACCCGTTTGAACTTTTGCCGCAAACCTTAAGCGCCATTCGTTCGCGCTATTTGTCTATCCCGGAAAACCTTCGCGGCACTTTGGCGCAATCATATGGATTGACTCAATTTGGTCTTTCTATGTCGCAGCTTCGCCAACTCGGGGGAATGTCGGAGCAAGAACTAGCGGGCCTTGGCACCTCGCTTTCAAGAAACGCAACAACAATTGGCGGCAGTAACGATATAAACCGACGTTATCAAGATTTTTTAGAACAGCTTGGTGTCGCAGGAGCGCGGCTGCAAACCACCCTGATTGATAAGTTGACACCGCTCGCTAAGCCTCTCGGCAATGTAGTCGATGCTTTCACTAACCTTGCCGCGTCTGCACTAGGTAGCGATACGTTCCGCAATGGATTAAAAACATTTGCAGATTGGATTAACGATTTTGCCAGCACGCTGAATACCGAAGAAACAAAATCCTCCATCGCTAATTTCATTGAACAAGTAGGAACTTTTGCAACTCGCATGGCGAACGCCGTCAGAGCAGTAATTTCATTTATTGAAGCTCTACAAGACGCATACGCATGGGTAAGGGGTTTATTGGGGGGCGATGCGCAAGAGCAAATGGGTCCTCCCAATCCGTATGGTGGTGACGATCCAAATCGTCGAACGCCGACGCCAGACAATCCTTTGGGCACTCGACGCGGCGTAATTCCACGATATCGCCTTTACGAGCCAATGTCTTACACCTCCGGTGACTATAATACTTTTATCGACCAAATGACGCGCGCCGAAAGCGGTAGCAGAGATGACGCTCGCAACCTGCGCTCATCAGCTAGTGGGCGGCATCAATTCATCGACGAAACGTGGCTCAGCGTAGCAAGACGGTTTGGTGGTTCGCGTATTGCCGGAATGTCTGACGAGCAAATTCTTGCGCTACGCTCTGACGCTGATTTTTCACGTCAAATGGCGTTGTCACATACGCAATTTGATATTGCACCGGAGTTATTGCGCTCTGGAGTGGACCCGACAAATCTTGCTCTTTATGCCGGTTGGCATTTTGGCGGACGGGGCGGCGCCGCAGTTATGCAAGCGGGCAACGATACTCCAATGAGTCAAATTCTCAGCGCAAAAGCAATTGCAGCCAATCCACACCTGCAAAATTTAACGGCGGGTCAATGGCGCAATAGGTATTTGGGTCAATTCCCCGGCGGAGGCGAAGGACAGCCCGGAAGGCAAGTGCTTTCCGTTCAGCCTGGACAGGCGGTTCATGTGGTCATTAACGACAACACTGGTGGTAACATCGTCAACACGTCGGCTTCGCTCGGCGCTCCGGGGTATTACGGATGAGCATTCTCGACACCATTGGCCGGTCCATTTATCAAGTCGGTTTCCAGCTTACGCCGATCATTTTGGTGCAAGGCATTGCTAGAAGTTTTCCTGGCGGCATGATGCCTATTATCATTTTAACGGAAGGACCAAACCTCCTCGTGACCGTGTTGGCTGGCAAAAGCCCCTTTAACCCCGACCGGTTTTTTGCTCACTTTTCCCCCGTTCCCGGCGGGAAATTGGCCAATTTTGCTATTGGTCAATACCCCTTCGCTAACCAGTCGGTGGCAGCAAACGCGATCATCAGCGAGCCGCTTACTATTTCCATGAAAATGTCTATCCCTGTCAACAAGTCGGGCGGGCACACGGCGAAGCTGGCCACGATGGTGCTGCTTCAATCCAAGCTCAAAGACCACGCAAACCTGGGCGGAACCTATATCGTCGCAACTCCAGCCGGGTTTTATACCAATTGCATTTTGACTGGCCTCACAGATGTCAGCACGGGCGATAGCCCGATCCCGCAAAACACATGGCAGTGGGATTTTGTGCAACCCCTCATTACGCTGCAAGAAGCAGAAGCCGCACAAAATACGTTCATGAGCAACGCGACCAGCCAATTGCCGTCCGACGGATCGTTGAACGCAACCCCCGGCGGCGTTCCATCAACATCCGTCCCGGCTTCTCAGGGCACCAATCTACCTGCTGGCGTCCAAGGACCGAACCAATGACCACCTATACGGAATTCACGCCGTCCAACACGCAAGTCTTTACCTTCCAACCTACTTTGGATGGCACCACCTACATCATCACCATTCCGTGGTCTCTTTTTGGCCAGCGGTATTATGTGACGTGCAGAACGCTTGGCGGCAACCTTGTTTTCTCGCTTCCGCTTATTGGTTCGCCCGCTGGCATCAACGTGCAAGGTGCAACGTGGGAACCGAACAATGCGACCATCACTGTCGCAACACCTCATGAGCATAAAGTCGGCTCTATCATCAACCTCACTCTTTCAGGCATGGCGCCGGATGTTTACAACGGCACGTTTGCTTGCAAGATCATCAACGATACGCAATTCACGTTCCCTCTGAATTCTTTTCCCGGGGAAGTCTCCACGCTCGGATCGGTGCAATACAACATTAATCTTGCGGCGGGTTATTTCACGACATCCACACTCATTTATCGCCCGCAAAATAAAGTGTTTGAGGTGACGCCGTGAGGTTCTATGAAATCACCATCACGGACCCCACAAACGCAGACAAAAAGCAAATATACACAAGCTGGTTCAACGGTAAAAATGACCCGGGTGCGCTCAATGTGGTTTTTGATGTGCCGGTTACCGCTCTTGCAATACCCCTTGGCGCGGCAATGATAGAAATATGGGGCATTCCCATTAAAAATATCAGCAATGCCAATAACCTGAACAACAAGCTCATTTCCGTTCAAGCTGGGTTCAAGCCCGGCTTGCCGTTGGCTACGCAAGCCTCAGAGAAACAGTCCGGACCCATCATCAACGGCTATATTTTGCAGTCTTACGGAAATTGGATTGGCACCAATATGACTATGAATTTGGTCATATCGCCAGGAAGCCCGCCAACGCAAACGCGAACAGCCACAACGGCTGCGCAACAGCCAACAGCGGCCACCAATAATACAGCGCCCCCGCTTGGCTCCCCAACCGCTCCAATTGATTTTCATTTTAATATGCCTGTAGGCATGAGCATGAGAGTGGCTATAGAAAACACGCTGGCCGCAGCATTGCCCAACTTCACACGAGAAATTCGCATAAGCACCATTCTTTCTTCGGGGCCGCGCAATTTTGTATCGCGTTCTTTTTCCGAATTTGCTCAAACAATTAAAACGCTATCAAAGCAACTTGTGACGACTGAAAATTATCCTGGCGTAAATATGACCATTACGCCAAATAATGGCGTGCTTGTTTATGACGGAACAACAACCATCAAGCGGGTTGATATTTCGTATTTGGATTTGATTGGCCAGCCAACATGGATTCAGCCAAACACAATTCAATTTAAATGTCCAATGCGAGCCGATTTGCAAGTTGGATTTGAAATCACATTGCCAAAAGGCCGTTTTTACGGCATTCAACCGGGCGATCCGACGGTTCCAATTCCTTATCGCTTTCAATCCACGCAGCAAGGCACATTTAACATTATTGAGCTTCGACACGTCGGAAACTTCCGGCAGCCCGATGCAAATTCGTGGGTTACGGTTGTGACCTGCTCGTTCATTCCAACCCCCGCTGGCGGCGTTCAAGGACCAAACCAATGACTGCGAAGGCGGCTCATGGCCAGTAACTCACAAACCACGCCGTTCGCTCGCGGCATCGTCAATTACACTCGCACGGAAATCGACGCGCAAATCCAGCAACTTGGACAGGCGCTCCCGGTCTCGGTGGTGGCGGTGAACAACGCCATGGTGACGGTTAACTTTGAACTCAATGGCCCCATCACCTTCCCGCAGATTGAAGTGCCGCAGGCGATTTCGCGCTACGCTCGCCCGCCGACGCAGGTGGGCGACAAGGGCTTTGTAATATCCGCTGACGCCTATCTCGACGGCATGACGGGACTTGGCACTGGTACGGCGACCTATAACCAGCTCCCGCCCAACCTTTCGGCCTTGGTATTCTTTCCACTCGCAAATACGTCCTTCCCAACGGTGGACGCAAACGCCTATAATATCACAGGGCCAAACGGTTGCGTCATCAAGGACGACAGCGGTGCAAGCGTGATAACCCTAACACCATCGTCCATCACTCTTTCCTGCGGGGGGCACTCAATCGTGATTGATAGCGGCGGGGTGAAGATTGATGGCAAGGTATTCTTGACCCATAAACATAGTGGCGTCGCAGTCGGCTCCGGCAACACGGGCAACGTCGTCTGATGCGGGTGTATGGGCGCGATCCGAAAACTAACCAATGGATGGAGGTGCAAACCTCCGCCGACGGCCAGAACGACTATGTGTATGTGACGGCGCTGGTGCAGTGTTTGAAATTGAGCATCAACGAAAGTCCGTTCTGGGGCAATTGGGGAATTCCAGCGCAGCAAAGCGTGTTGCAGCAGATATTCCCCGATTTTTATGTCGCGCTAATGCAGCAGCGGTTCTCGCCCTATTTCGCCGCGCTGCAAATCACCAAAGTGCAATCCACCACGCCGACGTATAATGTCAGTGTGACGAACAACCAGGGTGTCAAAATGGCTATGAGTGTGCCGGTATGAGCGGAACCATCCCTATCGTTCTTGGCCCGGCTGGGATGATTCCCGCCGTCCCGGCAGAGGTGCATGCTCAGCTTATCGCCAACGTCGTGGCGACCAACCCCGGCTACACCGCAAACCTTCCTGGCACGCTAATCGAAGACATCAGCAGCACGGACGTGGCGGCGATCCTGCTTTGCAATTCGGCCTTGGTCGAACTGGTTAACTCGGTCACGCCATACGGCGCCAACCAATTCATCCTGAACCAGCTTGGCCAGATTTATGGCGTGCAGCAGGGACAGGCTACCAACACATCCGTCTATGTGGTGTTCACCGGCACGCCCGGCTTCATCATTCCGATTGGCTTCGTGGTTTCCGACGGCACATATCAATACGCCGTGCAGGATGGCGGCATCATCGGTGCGGGCGGTGTCACTCCGTCGCTCTACTGCCTTGCCACTACGGCGGGTTCTTGGGCGGTTCCGGCCAACACCGTCACGGCGCTGGCAAGCTCGGTTCCATCAACGATCACTTTGACGGTCACTAACCCCCTGCCGGGCACGCCCAGCGCAGGTGCGCAGTCGGTAGAGAGTTACCGCGCCCAAGTGTTGCAAGCCGGTCTGGCGGCTTCTCAGGGCATGCCACGCTATCTCAAGACGTTGCTAGCCAACGTTGCGGGCGTGCAGCCTCGGCTCATTTCTATCGTGCCTAGCGGTTCTTCCTGGGAAATCATCGTGGGCGGCGGCGACCCGTATCAAGTGGCTTACGCCATCTACACGGCGCTTTTCGACATCAGCAACCTTGTTGGTTCCACGATGTCAATTTCGGCAATCTCGGCTACGTCTCCCGCCGTGATAACGACCGACCTCAACCACGGACTGACAACCGGCGATACCACTACAATTAGTGGGGTGACTGGCACGGGCGGAATAGCGGGCATTAACCAAACGTTTAGTGTGACGCGGATCAGCAACACCACTTTCAGCGTGCCGTTTAACGCTACCGGGACCACATACACGGGCGGCGGCGTTCTGACCCCGAACGCGCGCAATCAGGTCATCACGATCAACGACTACCCGAACACCTACGCCATTCCATTCGTGGTGCCTCCCGCGCAATCGGTGGCGGTCTCGCTGACGTGGAACACGAATTCTCCGAACAGCGTTTCCGCTTCGTCCATGGCTGCGCTGGGCGCGACGGCGCTGGTGAATTACATCAACAGCATCGCGGTAGGCGCCCCAATGAATCTGTTCGAACTGCAAAACGCCTACCAGCTTGCGACCGCCAGCATTTTGCCGACCGCCTTCCTCACTCGCATGGTGTTCGCAGTCACCATCGACGGTGTGCTGACAAATCCGGATGCGGGCACGGGCATCATTGCGGGCGATCCCGAAAGCTATTTCCTGACCAACGTCACCGCCATCAGCATCGTGCAGGGGTGACGCCATGACCACATTGCAGAAAACCATCCCGTCATACCTCTACACGCAATACGCGGACGATGACGATCTGCAAGCCTTCGTGGCGTCCTACAACCAAATCACGCAAAGCTACGTCAACACTTTCAACCAGCTTAATCTGCCGGTCTACACCAAACTTTCCGGCGCGCTGCTCGACTGGGTGGGGCGCGGCGTTTACGGTTATCCTCGCCCAACAATTCCGGCGGTTGCAGCAAGCGTGATTGGCCCGGTCAACACCTACGGTCCCGATTTCTTCGTTCCGCTGAACACGCAGGAATCAACCGCAGCCTCAAACTACAACACCACCGACGACATTTATAAGCGGCTGCTGACGTGGCATTTTTATAAGGGCGACGGGAAAGTTTTCAATATACCCTGGCTTAAGCGCCGGATTGTTCGTTTCCTATATGGCGCGGACGGAATTTCTCCGGTCATAACCCAAACCTACGACATCGGCGTCACGTTTTCGGCTGGCAACAACGTGAACATCACCATGCCCGCATCGCCGCAGGCGGACATTCTCATCGCCGCCATCGCAAGCGGAGCGGCGGAGACGCCATTTCAATACACGTCTAATTTTACGACATACGATCCCGGGACGACGGTGGACTGGGAAAACACCAGCAACGCCATCGTTGACTGGGAAAACACAAGCACGGCTCTCGTGACTTGGAACAACGATCCAGTTTGAGGTGCATCAATGTCTGTCCCATACACATTCGGCACTGCCGTCGGAACAACCCAGCTTGCGAAGCTGGACACGAACTTCTCGACGCCATTAACGCTGGGATCAACAGCGCTGACGTTGGGCGGCACGTTCACGACGATTGCGGGACTGACGCTGACCAGCCCCGTGTTGACGACTCCGAACATCGGGACGCCAAGCGCCGCCGTTCTGACAAACGCAACGGGCCTCGCCTTGGGCACCGGCGTCACTGGCACGCTCCCCGTCGCTAACGGCGGCACGGGGCTTTCCGCCACACCCGCAGTGGGTGAAATCGACATCGGCACGGGCACCGGCTTTTCGCGCACCACCCTGACCGCTGGCACAGGTATCGCCATCAGCAACGCTGCCGGGGCCGTCACTATTTCGGCCACCGCCGTGACTGGAATCACGGGGCCGACCGGTCCATCCGGCCCGACAGGTTCGACCGGCCCAACAGGCGGCAGCGGTCCCACAGGCGTTACCGGCGCGTCTGGTCCTACGGGCGCAACCGGTGCCACGGGAACGGGGCCAACGGGCGCAACGGGTATCGGCTACTCAGGGCTGACTAGCGCGTCTTCTGCGGTCATTGGAACGGGCGCAAAAGCATTCACCACCAACACCGCTTCCACCGCAACGGCGTTTGCAATTTCTCAGCGGGTCCGCGTGGCCAGCACTGCGTCGCCTTCCAATTTCATGGAAGGCACAATCACTTCATTTTCGGGCACCAGCATCGTCGTCACTGTTGACGCCATCGGCGGCAGCGGAACCTTTTCTGGCTGGACGTTCTCGGCTTCCGGCGCGATGGGTGCGACCGGCTCTACCGGCGCGACCGGGACAGGTCCGACCGGCCCAACAGGTGCGGGCGTTACCGGCGCGACTGGTGCCACGGGTGCTACAGGCGCAACCGGGACTGGCCCGACTGGTGCCACAGGTGCAGGCGTGACGGGTGCAACAGGCGCAACGGGCAGCACCGGTCCAACCGGTGCAACAGGCGTTACCGGCGCTGGCGTGACAGGCGCAACGGGTGGCACGGGCGCTACTGGAGCAAGCGGCACTGGCCCTACAGGCGCGGCAGGTTCCACCGGTGCTACAGGAGCAACCGGCGCCAGCGTGACCGGTGCTACAGGCGCGACTGGCCCCACCGGCGCAACCGGCATCGGTTATGCTGGCTTGACCAGCGCCTCGGCGGCGGTGATCGGCACGGGCGGGAAAGCCTTCACCACCAATCTCGCAGCCACGGCAACTGCTTTTGTCGTCGGGCAGCGCGTGCGCGCCGCCAATACCGCCACGCCTTCAAACTACATGGAGGGCATCGTCACTTCGTTTTCCGGAACGAACATCGTCATCAATGTGGATGCCACTGGCGGCACAGGCACTTTCTCCGGCTGGACTTTCTCCGCCGCAGGCAACGCGGGCGCTACGGGACCGACCGGCGTCACGGGGCCGACCGGCGGCGGAGCGGTTTTGCCAATTTCCAGCGCAGACATTTCATTCTTGCAAGCGGGAACAGGCGCCGTTGTTCGCACCGGCCAAGCCAAATATCGGGATTTTGTCTCGGTGTTGGACTTCGGCGCCGTGGGCAATGGTATCGCGGACGATAGAGTTGCCATTCAGAACGCGCTGAACACTGGCAAAAATGTCTATCTTCCGCCCGGCAACTACCTCATCTCTGACCCTGGCCTTTCGATGTTTACTAATGGCCAGCGGATGTATGGCGAAAGCGGTGCGGGCTGGCTAACGATCATTGAATGGAATAGCACGAACGGCAGCAACAATAACGCCATCACTATTTCTGCCCTTCAGCATTGCATTATTGAATCCATCAACATTCGGCGCAATCCTAGCAACCCTGTCAATTTAACAAGCGGTTTTGGCGTTTCGTTTGCAAATGGCGCATATTTCTGCGAAGTGCGAACGTGCAAAATCACGGGCACCGGTAACGGCATTTCGATCACGGGCACCGGCAATCAAGTTATTGATTGCGAAATGCGGGAATTCTCCGGATTGTATGGCATCCGATACTATGGCACATCGGTGCTGCCAGGATTGCGCGCCGTTCTCGACCGGGTTTTGATTGATAACCTTTTGGTTATCACCTCAATTTCGGCTACGTCGCCTGCGGTCATCACGACTACCCATAATCACGGCCTGAGCACTGGCAATACTATCACAATTCAAGATGTCAGCGGCACAGGAGGAATAGCGGGCATCAATGGCTCGCGCGTGGTAACGGTATTGTCGTCTAATACACTCAGCGTTGCGTATAACGCCACCGGAACAACATATAACGCATATAGCGGCTCTTTGTATGGGCCAAGTAACTTTATTCACGTTGTATATGATTCATACGTCCACAGCTTGATCATTACGGCTTGCGCGTTCTTGTGGGGCGGCACTGCCGTTTATATGACGGACTACGCCAACACAACTGGCTCTTACCCGACTTGGTTGCACGCATTTGACCTTGAGTGCGATCACCAATGGAACACCGCCGTTATCTTGAACGGCGGCGAAGGCTGTTTTATTACCACAAGCTGGATCGGGTCTTCGCTTGCTGGCAACGGCCTTGTCGCTATGCCTCCATCGACGGGCGTCAGCGGTTGGCGCGGCGAATTGCTGCTTAGCAACAGCCGCATCATGGGCAATGCGCAAACCGGCATATTGCTGAACGGGGGTGTTGATGCCTGCATCAATAACTGCGCTATTGGAGATAACGGCACGCAAACTCCGAATACATTCAACGGGATTACCGTAGCAGCGGGCGTTTCCAAATTCTCCATCACGGGAAATAAAATTGGCGATGCTATCGGGACGACCTCTAATCAACAGGCATACGGCGTTTACATTTTTACTGGCGCTTCCGACTATTATCAAGTGATTGGCAACATCCTGTATGGCAACACCGTTGGCCAGATTGGTGATTTTGGCAACGGTTCAAACAAGATCGTCCAAAATACCAACACCAACGGCGGAGGGATGACGTTCAGCGGGCAGGTTCAAGCTGATAACGCGGCGTTTATCGGAGCCATTACAAGCGCCAGCTTGACCGCCACGGGTATCGTCGCGGCCAATGCCATCAATGCCGTTGGACAGGTGGCTGGTAATAACGTCTATGTCACCTCTTCCGCCGATACCGCTATCCGGATTTTGAACGGCGGCGGATTGCAGGCAACCGGCAAGGTTGCAGGCAATACCCTGGCGGCAGTCGGCGCTATCACGGGCGCGAGTTTGACTGCCACGGGTGCAGTTGCGGGCAACACCGTCGCCGCTGTCGGGCAGGTTTCGGGCGGAAGCGCCTATATCACCTCCGCGTCCTCTACCGCCATTCAGGTGGTGGGTGGCGGCGGTATATCCGTGACGGGGCCAATTGCTGCGGCTACCGTCGCCGCAACCGGGCAGGTCTCGGGCGGAAGCGTTTACGTCAATTCGCCTTCCGGCACTGCCATGCAGGTGGTGGGCAGCCCAAGCTACGCGCTCGATTTCAATGGCATGTCGTCCACCGGCAAGGTGCGGCTTAAGGATGGGCAGCAACTCACTTTCCGCAACGCAGCCAACACCGGCGACAGCAACGCGCTTTTCACAATCAGCGATGGGCTTGTGATTGCCAACAATGGTTTCACGGCAACATACATCAACACGACGCTTTATCCGCTCTACGACAACACCTTCCAGACTGGCGGAACAAGCAACCGTTGGTCTGCGGTTTGGGCGGTCAACGGGACCATTCAAACCTCCGACCCAAGCCTCAAGACTGACATCTCGCCGCTCCCCACTGCGCTACCGATTGTGGCCGACATCGACCCTGTTACCTTCAAGTGGATTTCCGGCGGCAAAGTTGCCGAAAAGAAAATCACGCAAACGAAGATTCCGGCGCCCAGCGGCAAAGGCTTCGTGACGGAAGAAATCGAAGAGACAGTGTATGTCGATAAGCCCGGCAAGCGCACGCATTGGGGCTTCCTGGCCTCCGACGTGAAAGCCGCGTTCGACAAGACCGGTCTGGATTTCGGCGGCTACGTCAAAGGCGAAGACGGCTCCGAAAACCTCCGCCCTGACCAGCTTATTCCGGTGCTCTGGAAAGCCGTGCAGGAATTGAAGGCGGAAATCGACGTGCTCAAGAATTCTAAACCGTGATCCAAGAGGACAAAATGGACGACAAGCAAATCACGCTCACCTTCACCGTTGGGCAGGTCAACCAGCTTCTCGCGCTGCTGGGCGAACTGCCTTTCTACAAATCCGCTGACGCCATCGCTGCCATTAAGGAGCAGGGCAATCAGCAATTGGCCGCTTCTGAATGATCGTTTCGGATAACAGGTTGATCAGCATCGTTCCGCCCTGGCAGCCAAGATATGTCTGGCCGGTTTCGGAGCCTGATGACAGCCTGGATTATTCGCTGGACATCTCCGCCGTCCTGGCCGACGCAGAGGACACGGTGGATTATGCCACCGCCTCCGTCGCGCCATCAGGGGCAGGGGAACTGATGGCGGAGAGAATCACCTACGCCAATGGCGTAGTGGCGGTTTGGCTGGCGAACGGTGCGGTGGGACGGCTATATAGCGTCAACGTCAAGGTATATTGTGTATCGGGACGTGAATTCTCGTTCTTCATCGACCTGCCAATCAGCTATAACACCTTAGTGATTCCGCCCGGCCCGCCGCCATCGCCATATTATAGCACTCCCATTTCGACCTGAGAGGTTCAACCGATGTCGCAATCCTATCCCAATGACCAGAGCAACCCGGCGGGTGCAATTCCGGTGTGGATTGCGCCCGGCAATGACGGCGCTGGCTACACGCCCATCGTCGCGCCCGTCACTACCATCACTACGGGTGGCACGGCGGTCACGGTGCTGACCGGCCCGATTTCGGGCGGCACGATTTCCAACCCCGCAAGCGTCGCGGCGCAGGACATCGACCCGGTTGAGAATCTTTACATCAGCTTCGTCGGCACGCCCGGATCAACCGACGCGGCAGCCAACGGCGGCACGCTTACCTTGGTGCCTGGGGCGTCTTACTCGCTCCCGGCCCTAGCGACCGGCGTCACGCTCAAGGCGAATGCTGCGACATCTGGCCATCTTTTCACAGCATTTTCGTGGTGAGCCGCCATGCCACTTGAAAAAGGCAAAAGCCAAGAGACCATTTCGCGCAACATCAAGCGCGAGATGGAAGCCGGTAAGCCGCAGAAGCAGGCGGTAGCCATCGCGCTGCGCGCTGCTGGCGCACCAAAGCCTGATGCCATCCATTCCTATATGGATTCCGTGCGGGCAGGAAAACCCTGTTGGGCGGGCTATGAAGCATTCGGCACTAAAAAAAAGGACGGCAAAACTGTTCCTAACTGCGTTCCGATGAGGGCAAAATGAGCCAACTTCTCTGGGCGAACAACGCCTCCTCCGTCACGGTAGGCGCCATCGCCTACAATGACAGCACGGTCACGCTTTCTGCCGGGACGGGCGCGGAATTCCCGGTGCCAAATTCCGCATATCAATATTTTTTGGCGACGCTTTCGCCCGCGACCCCAGGCGCGCAAGACCCTGAAATTGTCAGGGTGACGGCGGTTTCAGGCGACACGTTCACTATTGTGCGAGGCCAAGAAGGAACTGACCCACAAGCGTGGGCTTCCGGCTCCATTATCCAGAACCTGATCACAAAGGGGACGCTCAATGCATTATCTCAAATGGTTGTTTACGCAGGCAATCCAAACGGGAATGTGGCTGGCGCTACTGGCGTTGCAGGCGTGCCTCCTTCTATGGTTTGGGATAGCACGAACAGTCTTATATGGGTTTGCACAGGCTCAGGAAATGCTGCAACGGCTTCGTGGGCGGCTCAAGCGCCGCTGAACAGCCCGGCTTTCACCGGCAACCCAACTGCTACCACGCAAACGCTTTCCGACAACTCGACGCGGTTGTCCACTACGGCGTTCGTGCAGGGCATCGCCGCGACCAAGGCCAATTTGGCAGGCTCCGCCGGGCAGCTATTCAGCGTGGCTTCCGCCGTCTCCAACGCCAATGCGGTGAATCTCGGGCAATTCCCGGCCACGCTCATTTCCACTCCGGGCAGCGCCACGTTGCCAAGCGGTCTCATCATCAAATGGGGCGTGGTTAATATCGTGAACGGTCCCAACATTGTTACTTTTAACGCGCCATTTCCGAATGCGTGTTTTCAGGTGGTGGTTTGCGAAGGCGCCGCTAACAACGCAACTTGGGGAGCGGGACTGCCCACCATCCATGGCGTTTCCGCGCGGAATCTGGCTGACTATACGGGGTGGGCGTCCTACTGGAATGGCACGCTGTGGATTTCTAGCGGGTCTATCACCCAGAGCTACATCGCCGTCGGCTGGTAAATGACGGATTTCGCCCGCACCGTCGTCGTTGATGTGCTGGGAAAGAACTTCTTGCAATGGCCGACTGCGCACCTCGGCCAGGAACTAGATTATTTTGTCAACGCCTCGGCGCCGCTGGCTTATGATCTGCTGGCGTCGGTGTCGGTGTCCGTCTCGCCGTCAGGCACGGGCGAATTGCAGGTTGTCGATGTGACGGTGACGGGTTCCACCATTCGGGTAAAATTTTCGGGCGGCGTGGCTGGGCGCGTGTATCGAGTGCGCGTTGATACCGTGACGGAGATTGGCCGGGAATTCTCGTGGGTTCCGGTTCTGCCGTTCTCTGAAGAGGGCGCGATCCCGCCTTTGCCCATTCCGCCCGTCGCGGATTTCGGCACGCCGTTTGTGTGGACCTACTCCGGCCCCGTGCGGCCACTTCCACCGCAGCCAGTGCGCGTCCCTGCAACATTCACGGGCGCTCCATTCGTGGCGCGCATGACCACGATCAACCCGAGTGGGCAGGTATTTTTGCAATGGCCAATAGGCGAGGCTAACCAACAACTTGATTATTATCTCGACACCGTGGCAGCGATCTACCAAGACGGTGACGAAATCTCCAGCCTTCGCATCAGCGTCGCGCCTTCCGGCGCGGGCGAATTGACCATTTCCGATGTGTCGATGGACCTAGGCATCATTCGGCTGGATTTCACGGGCGGCATTCCGGGGCGGCTCTATCGAGTTCGTATTGACGTGAACACGCTGCTGGGGCGCGACTATTCTTGGGTGGTCAACCTGCCGATCAGCCGGGAATACGCAGTGGGTCCGTTCCCCGTTGCTCCCAATCCTGACTTCGGGGAGATAGCCACATGGGCTATGATTGTGCTAGAAAACGGTAGGGGCTTCTGGCGATTGGAAAACGACCTGGGCAACTGGATATGGGGCTGATAGATGGCAAACGTTAAAATTTCCGACGCGACCGTCACGACGCCCCTCGGCACAGACCTCATGCCGATTGCCCGCGTGGGTTCCAATGTCGCCTATTCCGTGCAGTTTCAAGACATCGGGCAGTTTGCGCCAACAGGTCCGACCGGCCCGACGGGTTCCACCGGCCCTACGGGCGGCACTGGCGCCACCGGCACTGGCCCGACAGGTGCTACTGGCGCGACCGGCGCAAGCGGCCCTACGGGCGGCACTGGCGCGACAGGGGCAACCGGTGCAACAGGGGCAACCGGTGCGAGCGGCGCAACGGGTGATACTGGCCCGACAGGCGATACTGGCCCGACAGGCGACATAGGGCCAACAGGAGCGACGGGCGCGACCGGAAGCACTGGCCCGACGGGCAACACAGGGCCAACCGGCTCGACGGGTAGCACCGGCAGCACAGGCGCAAGCGGGACTGGGCCGACCGGTGCCACGGGCGGCACGGGCGCGACCGGCGGCACTGGCGTAACGGGCGACACCGGTCCAACTGGCGCGACGGGCGCAACAGGTTCTACTGGCAGCACTGGTGCTACCGGCTCGACGGGCGCAACCGGAATAACGGGCAGCACCGGCCCGACAGGCGGAACGGGCGCGACTGGTTCTACTGGCAGCACAGGCGCGAGCGGAACTGGTCCAACGGGTGCGACCGGACCCACGGGCGCAACGGGCGCAACGGGTTCTACTGGGGCAACAGGGGCGAGCGGAACCGGTCCCACAGGCGCGACCGGCGCCGCTGGCGCGGGCATTACCTATAAAGGCACGGTGCCGAATTTTCTCGCTCTGCCCGGGTATCCTGCCAGCTACATCGGCGCCATCGGTGACGCATACATTACGACCGATAACAGCCACCTTTGGGTTTGGAACGGAACCGTCTGGGTTGATAACGGCCCGGTTACTACTACCGGCCCGACAGGGGTCACGGGCGCGACGGGTGCAACTGGCAGCACTGGATCAACCGGCGCAACCGGCGTTACGGGTTCCACCGGCGCAACGGGCGGCACCGGCAGCACTGGCGCAACGGGTGTCACAGGTGGAACCGGTGCGACCGGACCGACCGGGGCCACGGGCATTACTGGATCGACGGGCGGAACTGGTGCCACGGGCGGAACTGGATCGACGGGCGGAACTGGATCGACCGGCCCGACCGGCTCGACGGGCGGCACTGGCCCTACTGGCGCAACCGGGGCGCAAGGCTCATCGTCAAGCCTTTTTTTGTATCAAGCTCGCGCAAACATCACGTCGGGCTATCCCGGCAATGGAAATATCTTGTGGGACAATTCCACGCAGATTAACGCGACCAGTATCAACGTCAGCCATCTGACAAATAACAACGAAGATATTGACATCTTTTTGGCTCTGCTTACTCAAACTGAAACTATTGTCATTCAAGATCAAAATGTAAGCTCCAATTTTCAGAAATGGACAATTTCCGGGACGCCTATCAACGTCAATCCCGGCACATCTACAAGCTATTGGACATACCCCGTCACGCTCATATCTTCCGGCGGCACGGGCACAACTAATTTTTCTAATGGCTCTGGTCTTTTCTTGGCGTTGGTGAATGGGGTTGTTGGTCCGACTGGGCCAACAGGGGCTAGCATTACAGGCGCAACTGGCGCGACCGGCGCAACTGGCTCGACGGGTTCGACCGGAGCGACTGGCGCAACGGGGGCCAGCATTACCGGGCCAACGGGCGCTACGGGGATCACGGGCAGCACGGGCGCGACTGGAGGCACTGGCGCTACTGGGATCACGGGCGCGACCGGGCCGACCGGAGCCACGGGCATTACCGGATCGACTGGCGGAACTGGTGCCACAGGTGCAACCGTCACCGGACCAACCGGCGCTACAGGTGCAACGGGTGTTACCGGATCAACGGTTACAGGCGCAACTGGCGCGACGGGTGGAACTGGCGCGACGGGTATCACCGGCAGCACGGGGCCAACGGGTGCGACTGGCATTACCGGCTCAACCGGCGCGACAGGTGCAACCGTCACTGGGCCGACCGGTGCGACCGGCGTTACCGGCTCGACGGTTACGGGTGCCACTGGCGCAACTGGGCCGACGGGCGTTACTGGTTCCACCGTTACGGGTGCTACCGGTCCAACCGGTAGCACAGGAGCGACCGGCGTTACCGGCTCGACGGTTACAGGGCCAACCGGAGCAACGGGTGCTACCGGCGTCACAGGCGCGACGGTTACAGGGGCCACGGGTGCGACCGGCCCAACGGGCGTCACTGGCGCAAGCGGGACGGGTCCAACCGGTCCAACCGGCCCGACAGGTTCCACCGGCCCGACCGGCTCCGCGTCCTACACTCGCACGGCGTTCACCGCCACGGCGGGGCAGACCACGTTCAGCGTCACTTATACCGTTGGCGCGATTGAAGTGTTCGTGAACGGAGTGCTGCTGAACAGCGCGGATTATACCGCCAGCAACGGCACAAGCGTCGTTTTGGCCTCCGCGTGCATCGCGGGCGACATTGTTGAATTTATCGCCATTTCCATCGGTAGCATCGCCGTGGGGGCGACGGGCGCAACTGGCGTCACGGGTTCTACCGGAGCAACGGGTTCTACCGGGCCGACAGGCATAACGGGTGCGACCGGAGCAACGGGTTCTACCGGGCCGACAGGCGTCACAGGTTCTACCGGGCCGACAGGCGTCACAGGTTCTACCGGCGCTACCGGCGCAACTGGTGGCGCAAATCTCACCGTTGGCACCACTACCGTTGCCAGCGGCACGTCCGGTTATGCACTGTATAACAACGCAGGCACGTTGGGTAACACCAACACATTGAACAACTTTACCGTTTCCGCCGTCACAGTGAACGATGGCTACACGGAAGAAACTATCACCGCCAACACCGGCACTGCCTACACAATTGCTATAATTAACGGCACATTCCAAATCTTGACGCTGACCGGCAACTGCACCTTCACCTTCCCAACAGCCACTGCTGGGCAATCCTTCATGATGTTCCTGAAGCAGGACGGCACTGGCAGCAGGACTGTGACGTGGCCTGCGGCGGTCAAGTGGCCAACTTCGTTGGCACCGACGATCACGGCCGCTGCCAGCAAAGGTGATAAATTCGTGTTCACCGCTGACGGCACAAATTGGCTCGGTTCCGTTGCTGGGCAGAATTACCTGTAATGTTTAGCGCAAATACAACTCAGGTTGCGCCCGCAACACAGGCTAGGGCAATTGCTGTTGGAAGTTTAAGCAGCCCTAACGTTCAAGTATATCCCTGGACCACAGCAAGCGGATTTGGAACTAAATATGCTAATCCGGCGACATTGCCGGGTGGAACAGGACAAGGTGTTGCATTTAGCCCCGACGGCACAGCCATAGCTATTGCCAGCAGTTCATCACCTTATGTAGTGGCTTATCCGTGGTCTGGTAACGGATTTGGCGCTAAATATACCAATCCAGCAACCTTACCGAGTATAGCATATGGTATAGCATTTTCTCCAAACGGAAATACCGTAGCTTTATCTGTTTTAAGCAGTCCCTATGTTTTTGCTTACCCATGGTCATCTAGCGGATTTGGAACAAAATATGCTGATCCATCAACTTTGCCAACAAATGTGTGCAACGGCGTTGCTTTTAGCCCTAGTGCAACTGAAATTGCCGTGGTTTCCAGCACGGTAACGGGAATAGACGTATATCCTTGGTCTGCATCTGGTTTCGGATCGAGATATTCCAACCCAGCAACTTTGCCCGGTTCGTCTAATGGCGTTGCATTTAGTCCCGATGGAACAGCCATTGGTTTGGCAACAGGCAACACGCCATACATAATCGCATATCGGTGGTCATCGTCTGGTTTTGGGGCAAAATATACAGACCCTGCAACGTTGCCTCCAGATGCTGGATTGGGCCTAGCGTTCAGTCCCGATGGAAAATCTGTTGCTGTTGCTCACCCCACAACACCATTTGTGACAGCGTATCCTTGGTCCTTTTCTGGTTTTGGAACCAAATATGCAGACCCATCTACGCCTCCCGCTAGCACAGGTAAAGGCATTGCCTTCAGCGGTGATTCCACAGCAATAGCTGTTGCACATGGTAGCAGTCCAAATGTGTCAGCATATCCATGGTCTTCCAGCGGCTTCGGGACCAAATATGCCAACCCAGCAACTGCTGTGAGTGGTGACGGCTACTCCGTCGCCTTCACATCAGGCGGTGGTTATCCGGTTCAGCAGATTGCTGTTGCTCATAACATAACGCCACTTGTGTCGGCGTATCAGTGGTCTTCAAGTGGGTTTGGGACGAAGTATGCCAATCCGGCGACGTTGCCGACAGGCACCGGCTTGGGCGTTGCATTTAGCCCAAACGGCTCTGCAATTGCTGTTGCTCATAGCGCAACGCCATTTGTGACGGCGTATCCATGGTCAGCATCTGGTTTTGGTGTCAAATATGCAAATCCAAGCACATTGCCAACAGGCGGTGGAAACGGTGTGGCATTCAGCCCAGACGGGGCTTCGGTCGCTGTGGCGCATTCTACATCGCCATATGTGACGGCATATTCGTGGTCTTCAGGCGGCTTTGGCATTAAATACTCTAACCCCGCCACTCTTCCTGTCGGCGCTGGATTTAGCGTGGCATTTAGCCCCAGTAGCGCGGCAATTGCTGTCGGTCACTCTAGCTCGCCATTTTTCTCAGCCTATCCGTGGTCAGGTTCTGGTTTTGGAACTAAGTATTCTAACCCAGCTACTTTACCAACATCCCAGGCAAATGGCTTGGCGTTTAGTCCTGATGGGGCGACAATTGCCGCTGTTCACGGCAACGGGCCATATATTTCGGCCTATCCTTGGTCAGGTTCTGGATTTGGAACTAAATATTCTGATCCTTCTACGCTGCCAACTTCTACGGGTTATGGCGTAGCATTTAATCCAAGCAGCTCTGTAATTGCAATTGCCCATTCAACTACACCATGTATTTCAGCCTATCCGTGGTCAGGCTCTGGCTTTGGAAGCAAGTATGCCGATCCAGCCAATACACCCGGTTCAGACGGGCGCAGTGTTGCTTTTAGTTTTGATGGAGCGAGTATTGCTGTTGCCCAAACCTCAAGTCCATATGTATCAGCATATCCATGGTCGGGTTCTGGTTTCGGAACCAAGTACGCCAACCCTGCGACGTTACCGACAGGCACTGGCTATGGCGTCGCCTTCAACACAATCACTTAGGAGAGAGATAAATGACCGAAACTACCAAAGAAGCCCCGAAGACCCGCGAGGAAATCCTCGCCGTCAACCTTGAAGCGCGCGAGCAAGAGGTGATGCACTACCAGATTAACATCGACAACTACACGCTGGCGCTTGATAACATCGCCGCCATGAACAGCATTGACCGCGCTGAACTGTCTGGCTTTGTCGATCAGTTGACTGGCCTTCTCGCCTCAGAGCGGCTAGAGCAGAAGAAGGCCAAGGTGATGCTGGCGGTGCTGAAGCAGCAACTGGGAGACTGAGATGCTCTACGTCAAAGCCATCGACAATCAGATTGTTGCGTATCCTTACACGCAGACTGATCTGATGCGGGACACCCCCTCGACCAGTTTCCCGAATGGCATCCTGTCGCCTGCCAGTCTGGCCGAATGGAACGTGTTCCCGGTCCATTACTCGGATCAGCCGGTGGTTGATGTTTTGACGCAGCGCATGGTTGAGATTGCCCCGTTGTATGATGGGCAATCTTGGATTCAGCAGTGGACTGTTGAAGCTATCCCGCAGGACGAGATCGATGCCCGCAATGTTCAGCAAGCATACTCAGTGCGCGCAGACCGGAATGCCCGTCTTGCCGCCACTGACTGGCGTGTGATTAAGGCGCTTGAAGCTGGGCAACTCCAAGACTTCTCGGTGGCCGCTTATCGCCAAGCCTTGCGTGATATCCCTTCCCAACCCGGCTTTCCCTGGGATATTATTTGGCCGGAGGCACCGCAATGACCATCCCACGCAATCTATCCAACCTCGCCCCTGGCGCTAGCACTGGCGGCGTTTTGAGCGCGAGCTATGGCGGCACGGGCGCGGCAACGCTTACCGGCGTTTTGAAGGGCAATGGCACATCTGCTTTCACAGCCGCCACGGCAGGCACGGACTTTGTTGCGCCGGGTACAGCAACCACCTTCACAGCCACCCAAACTTTCAACGGCTCCTCCAGCGTCCTTGGCGCGGTCTTCACGGACATTGCCGAAACCACCACGATCAGCGCGACGGCTGCCACTGGTACGATTGCGTATGATGTTACCACGCAAAGCGTTCTGTATTACACCAGCAACGCCTCGGCCAACTGGACAATGAATTTCAGGGCTGCGTCTGGAATATCTCTGAACTCAATTTTGGCTATCGGGCAAACTATCACGGTAGCATTCCTCGTCACCCAAGGGGCAACCGCGTATTACAACAACGTGGTTCAAGTTGATGGCTCTGCCGTCACGCCCAAGTATCAGGGCGGCACCGCTTGGGCTTCCGGCAATGCTTCCAGTATTGATATTTACACATACACCATTGTGAAGACGGGTTCCGCAGCATTCACTGTGTTTGCCAGCCAAACAAAGTTTGCGTGAGGTAATAGGATGCCAACAATCATCACCAGAGGCGCGGGTTCCGCTAGAGGTTTTGGGTTTGGTGGTATTGTTGCGGCTCCACCGGGCCAGCAAGCATTTACATTAGCAGCAACATACTCTTGGGTTGCTCCTGCTAACGTAACTTCTGTTTCTGTCGTTGTTGTTGGAGGAGGTGGCGGCGGTAATAATTATCTTGGTTCTGCTGGAGCAGGTGGTGGTCTAGCATATAAAAATAATATTACGGTAGTTCCTGGCACATCATATACAGTTATAGTAGGTGCAAATGGTTTAGGTTTACCTTCAGGTACGGGACAGAATACAGCGCCTGGAAGTTTAGGTGCGCCTTATAATGGAGAAACTAGTTCATTCTCTAATGGCGTTATTACTACTAGCGCAACAGGTGGACAACATGGTGGTGGATATAGTACTTCAACACGACCGGCGGGTGGAGTAGCTTCGGGAACTAATGATGGCGGCGGCGGTGGCGGTAGCGGCGGTGGCCCTGCCTCTGCTAATGTTCCTGGCGCCACCGGCACAAGAATGGCATCAGGCGGCGGTGGTGCTGGCGGTTACAGTGGTTCTGGCGGCAATGGCGCTGGCAGTTCCACTACTATTGGCGGCCCATATTCTGAACCTACAGCAGGATCGGGCGGCGGTGGTGGTGGCAGCGCTGGTATGGCAACCAACAACTTCGCTGGTTTTTACGGCGGTGGTGGCGGTGGCGGCGTAGGTATATTAGGGTCAGGCTCAAATGGAGCCGCAGGAACTACAGACCTTACGGCAGCCAGCCCTGATCCCACAATGGTGGGTCAAGGGGGTTCTGGTGGTGCTAATGGATTTGTTCCTGCAACCACCCAGGTAGGCGGATTTGGCGGTCCTTATGGCGGAGGTGGTGGAGGAGGAAGTGGTTCTAACGTTGCAGCAACAGGCGGAGCTGGCGGTGGTGGAGCAGTCCGCATAATCTGGCCCGGCACAACGCGGCAATTTCCCTCGACTGGAACAGGTGACTTATGAAGTTGTTTATTCAAATTAAAAGCGGTCAACCCGTTAACCATCCAGCGTTTGAAGATAACCTTATCCAAGCGTTTGGCGCCGTTCCCGATCACTGGGAGCAGTTTATTCGGGTTGAACGCCCTATTCCCGGCGTATATGAAATCCTAGAATCCGATCAACCGATCTATCAAAAGGTTGATGGTGTTTGGACTGATGTGTGGTCATTGCGGCCAATGACTGAGTATGAAATTACAAAGCAACAAGAAGTGCGTGACGAGCTTGAGAAGTTAAATCTTCCCCTCAACGTAATTTGGCCGGAGGTGCCACAATGACTCAAGACATTTTCAACGCCATGATGTCCATCGGGGTGGCGGGCTTCGGCTGGCTGCTCAAGACAGTTTGGGACGCCATCGGCTCGCTGAAGGACAGCCTCAGTAAGCTGGAGCGTGAAATTCACACTTCGTATGTCAGCAAGGCGGATTACCGCCAGGACATTACGGAGATGAAGGACATGCTCAAGGCGATCTTTGAAAAACTGGATAAGAAAGCCGATAAGTGATTCCGCTGGTAGTTTGCACCACCCGGCCTGAAGGCTCGGGGCCTTCGCCGCTAACCGTGATGCGCGAGAGCGTGTATGCCTATGGCGGGTTGCAAACCGAATTGCAGGTCTTCCGCACCGGCCATGGCAATTTTGGCGATGCATACAATTATGCAATGCGGGATGCGTTTGAGACGCACGACGAAATCTTGATTGCCAACGACGACATCGTTTTGAACCCCTCGACTATCCGCGTGCTGATGGAGGATGTCGCCGCCCTGCGCGCTACGGTGCCGCGCCTCGGCCTTGTCGCCGCGCGATCCGATTCCGTGCGCTACTGCCAGAACGTCCACCATATGCGGAATCCGGACGCTGTGGAGGTTGAAGCCGTCTCGCCTATCCTGGCGTGGATCAGCCGTGAGGCGTTTGAGGCCGCACCGTTTCCGCCAATAAATTGGTATTCGGATGATGTGCAGTGCGCCGACCTTTCGGCGCTAGGCTATCAGCATTTCGTTTCGCGTGCCTATGTGCATCACGTCGGATCGTCCACCATTGGGCACGACAACCAGCGCCACATCGACGAGGCGCGACCCTGGATCGTCGCAAACCGCCCCCAATACGCCACGCGCTGGGGCTTGATAACGAGGCCACCTTTGAAAATCGCTGTTTACGCCATCGCCAAAAACGAAGCGCAATTTGTAGAACGCTTTTGCGAAGCCGCCCGCGACGCTGACGCCATCGTGATTGCCGACACCGGCAGCACGGATGGGACGGCGGAACTGGCCGTGAGGTGCGGCGCGCTGGTGCATACCATCTCCGTGCGTCCCTGGCGGTTTGACGTGGCGCGCAACGCCGCCTTGGCCTTAGTGCCCGCCGACATCGACGTATGTGTCAGCGTCGATCTGGATGAAGTGCTGGAACCCGGCTGGCGAGAGGAAATTGAACGTCTTTGGGTGTTGGGCGAGACGACGCGAATGCGTTACCCGTTCGACTGCGGCCAGGGGCTGATTTTCCAAAACGAAAAAATCCACGCCCGGCACGGCTATCGGTGGGCGTATCTCTGCCACGAATACATCACGGCGGATAAGCGCATCACAGAGGCGTGGGTAGACACCGACAAGCTGTTGATGAAGCACCTGCCCGACCCGACTAAAAGCCGTGGTCAATATCTGGACATGCTGAAGGCGGCGCGGGACGAAGACCCCAACTGCGAGCGTAGCGCATTTTACTACGCGCGCGAGCTTTACTATCACGCGCAGCATCAGGAATGCGTGGACGCCTTCGCGCATTACCTCGCCATGCCCAGCGCCAAATGGCCGAACAACCGATCTTTTGCCTACCGGACGCGGGGCCGGTGCTATTGGCAATTGGGCGAGCAGGCAAAGGCGGAGAAGGAATTCCAACTGGCTTCGCTGGAGGAACCCAACACCCGGGAGCCTTGGTGCGAGCTTTCGGTGTTATGCTATCGACAGGGCCGGTGGGCGGAATCCTTCGCCTACGCCATGCGGGCGCTGGCGATCACAATCAAAGTCATCACATTTTCATCTGATCCCGCAGTTTGGGGCGCGCAACCGCATGACCATGCTGCTATTGCAGCGTATCGCTTAGGCATGAAGTCAGTCGCCATTGAGCAAGGGCAACTGGCGATAGCTTTGGCGCCGGATGATGATCGGTTGAAAGCCAATCTCAAGTTTTACATGGAGGACTGACCATGGACAAAATTCTGAACATCATCCGCACCGTGGCGCCGTCCATCGCCACGGCGCTAGGTGGTCCGCTGGCAGGCATGGCCGTCACCGCCGTGAGCAACGCCGTCCTGGGGCGTCCCGATGGATCAGAGGAGCAGATAGCGGCGGCGATGCAAAGCGCCACGCCGGAACAGCTTCTCGCGCTCAAAAGGGCAGAGCAGGAATTCCTGATCCACATGCGGGAGTTGGACATCGACCTGGAGCGTCTTGCTGGCGAAGATCGAAACAGCGCGCGGAATCGTGAGGTGCAGACCCACGATTGGGCGCCGCGCATCTTGGCCGGGCTTGTGACGACGGGCTATTTCGGCGTGTTGTTCTGGATGCTGAAATTCGGGCTGCCGTCCAATGGTGCGTCGGAAGCGTTGCTTGTTATGCTGGGGGCACTGGGTAGCGCATGGGGCGGTGTGATCACCTACTATTTCGGCTCTTCGGCTGGCAGCCGGGCCAAGGACAACGTCATCCAGCGGCTACAAAAATGATTACCACGGCGCTGATGAAGCAATTGGACTGGGTGTATCCGGATGCCTGGGCGGCATCCTTCGCCGCCGCCTGCCCGGCGTATGGGATCGACACCAAAGACCGGATCGCCGCCTTTTTGGCGCAGGTTGGGCATGAGAGTGGCGGCGGAAAATTCACCCGGGAGATATGGGGGCCGACGGAGGCGCAGGCGAAGTATGAGGGGCGGCGCGACCTGGGCAATGTGGAAAAGGGCGACGGTCTGCGTT